AAACCGGGGTAAATATAGATGTCCCCCTCGACACCTTCACGATGACCGACAATGCTCCCACGGTGGAAACCGGGGTGAACATCGATACCCCCCTGAACGCCCTAACTATGACAGATTTCGCTCCCGCCGTTGAAACCGGGGTAAATATAGATGTCCCCCTCGACACCTTCACGATGACCGATAATATTCCGACATTAGAGTTTGGCGTTAATGTCGAGGTTCCGCTAGACACCATCACAATGACCGAATTTGTACCAGGAGTGTCTGCCTCTCCTGGTGCCGATACGGGCATAGTTCATCCAGATATGGGAATGGGGCACATGGGTATTTCGATATGAGTAGGTTCGCAACTATAACCGATAGCATGGCTATAGGTATCGCCGGTCCTATTGGGTTTAAGGACACTATGCACGGAACTATTCATATTCAGATTGGTTCTTCCCTGGATAAGAAATTCAGAGTTAACGTGTTCGCAACCCTTGATTATGATTTCGCAGCTAATGTCGGTTCGAATTGGGTCGATGTAACCGCTTCACTACTGACTAATCAGCGTGAGGACATCGGCTTTGCTTTAGTTGGTGGAAAGCATCAGCATAGAAGGGGTGGTGGGGTTCACATTGTTGAAAAAGGGGTGTATTCTTTCGACGATGGATTTCTACCTGCTGCTATACAGTTCGACGTTGTGAGTATTGCCAGCGGGGATAGCCTTAAGATCCTCTTAGGAGTTTAAGATGCCGAAACGAATGCGCTTTCCTCGTAATGAGGCGTCCCGGCGCGACAAGATCGCGGGAAGGGAAATCTACAACGCTGCCACGCGGAACATTAAATCTCGTAATGACGCCTTGGCAGGAAGCCCATTCCCTGCTGGCGGAGTTACCGTAGCCTTTACCGGCACGGCTATTTCTGGTGGCGTCACCGAGGAAATGATGGTTACGGGGAGCGAGACTTTGATCTTGACCCTAACCGGAGACACTTGGCATACGGATATCGGTGCGGATAATTCTATCACTGATGCCCTGATCGCAGGCTTCTCTACGGCAGAGGCAGAGGCGGCTGGCTTCATAGCTCAGATCGTAGGTGGGGATGGTGCCTTGGCATTTGGTGATATTGTTCGCACGAGTGATACTGCGGTCACCATCACCCTTCCTGCTTCTGCTTCCTTCGCCCTGGCGGCTGATGAGGTCGTCACAATGGATATTCCTGGGGTTTGCACGTCGAAGGGTCTTAATCCTGCCTCGGCAACTTTTACTCTAACTGCCGACGTTATCATCGCCCTCACTGGCACGGCTGTCGCGGGTGGTGTCCTCGAAAGCGAGATCGTCACTGGTAGCGAGACCGTTATCATCACTCTCACAGGTGATACCTGGGTTGCGACGATGGCAGATGATAATGCCATAACCACCGCGTTCCTGGCCGCAATCACTGGAGATCTCGCAGATGCCGCAGGGTGGAATGCACAGGTAGCATTGGCTCATGGCGATATCGTTCGTACCAGTTCAACCGTCCTAACGCTTACCCTGCCCGCCACGGCTGGCTATTCCATCACTACTGGCAATGAGACGGTGACCGTGGCTCCCACGGTTGCATCACTCACTGGTGGTATTGTTCCGGTCGTCAAGACCTTCCTTATTACTGAGGGTTCGTAATGGCAAAAACTATCGAAGGCGTTGAGATATTTGCCACTGGTAAGCATCGTGGAAGTGACGTTATCACCATTACTGAGAACGATCTTCAGGAAATGGTGAACTCTTTCAATGAGCTTACCACTGGCGTCGAAGGTTTTCGTCCTGTGCTTAAACTGGGTCACGACGATGTCATGAGTTTCTTTGGTGCTCGCAAGGGAGCCCCTAATCTTGGTTTCGTTGAGAAGCTTAGAATAGAGGGTTCAAAAATCCTCGCCGACTTCACTAATGTACCCGATGCCCTGTTTGATTTGATTAAACAGCGTCGCTTTAATTCCGTAAGTATTGAAATGTTTCCTAAAACCGAGTTTAATGGGAAACAGTTCAAGAACGTGCTTACGGCGGTTGCGCTTTTAGGCGCGGAATTACCGGCAGTCAAGGGTTTGAAGGAACTCGCTGCCACTTTGTTTACTGAGGAAGTAGAAACTAACTTCCCTGGTGAGCGTGTAGAGCTAAAGGAGCAAGAAGACATGGCTAACTACACTCAGGAACAACTCGACTCTCTTGTCGAGGCGGCGGTTTCCAAGGCCAAGAACGAGGTTACTGCCACGTTCACTGATGTTACTGCCACTCTAACGTCCGAGCGTGACGCTGCCGTTGAGGCGCAGAAGACCGCCGAAGATGCCCTTCGCACTTTCGAGGACGATACTCGAAAGGCCGACGCTGCGCGAATGGTCGATGCCGCAATCGAGTCTGGTAAGCTTCTGCCGAAACAGAAGGATGCCGCTCTCGCATTCGCTTTGAACCTTTCCGGCACAGTTAAGTTCGGTGACAAGGAAACGTCTCTCTCCAAGCTATTCAACGAGTTTATCGACGGTCTGCCGACCGCCGTGCAGCTTGGTGAGAAGGGTACTGGAGGCAAGAAGGAAGAGTTCTCGTCTGCCGGTATTGAGATCGACACCAAGGCCAAGGCCAAGATGGCTGCAAAAGACGGTCTCGATTATGCAACGGCGCGTCAATTGGTTCTCGCGGAAGACGAGAGTCTAAAAGACCGCTACTTCAATCTGGAGGATTAAGCGATGGCTGACACAAATCGAGTCGTCTCCGAAACCTTTGTGGCTTCTGGAGACATGTCTGCCCTGCAGCATCGCTTCGTCGACCATGTTGGTGTCGGTGTCGTAGGACACGCTCTCGCTCGTGGCGGGATGGGTGTTCTCATGAACAAGCCGGAAGCCAGCGAGCATGCCCAGGTAGCTCTTTCGGGCAGGGTTCGTGTAGATGCTGGTGGGTCTGTGACTGCTGGCGATTGGATCGTTAGTGCCGCGTCGGGCTTCGGCGAAACTCTCGCGTTCGGCACCATCAATGCGGGTTCTGCTGGTCAGTATCTGCAGACCAAAACGGTGATGGGTCGAGCAATGACCACGGCAGCGTCCGGTTCTGTATTTACGATTGAACTGGCGCCGCATAACGTCACTGTCAACAGTGCATAAGGAGGACATCTGATGCCCGGCACTCCATCCACAGGCCGCGACCTACACGTCGATGTGCCCTTGTCTAATGTGGTCGTCGGGCGTCGTCCCGAGGGCTTTATCGCGGATCTACTGCTTCCGGTGACTCCGGTATCCAAGCAGAGCGATATCTTCTACAAATATAACCACGGTCACTTCCGTCGTCACGAAGTGAACCTTTCGGCTCGTGCCCCTGGGACTGAGGCGAAGAAGGTCCACTTCACCGTGTCGTCCGACACCTACTTCGCGCCCAACTATGCACTCGCTACGGATTGGCCGGTTGAGGACGAAGTAAACCACGACGAGGTTCTGGCTTGGGCTGAAACCTCAGCGATCAATCTCACGGATCGCCTGATGGTTGATTACGAAATCCGCATCGCTGATCTCGCCGTCAATACGACCAACGTCCAGACCGTTACTTCGATCAATACCGCTTGGTCGAATACCACGGGCTCTCGCCCACTCGACGACTTGACTTCAGAGGTCGAGAATTTTCGTCAGGCGACTGGTCTCAAGCCCAATACGCTTATCGTGCCGGAACAGATTATGACGGTGCTCCGTCGTAACGACCAGCTTCGTGATGTTCTGTTCGGTGATCGTGGTGGTCTCGTTACTGAAACACAACTGGCTACTCTGATCGGCGTGGACCGCATCCTTGTTCCCGCTGCACAGATCAATACTTTCGCTGAGACTGAGACCGAGAACGGTTCGTGGTCTCTCGCCGATGCTTGGGGAAGTCATATCTGGCTCGCCAAGATCAACCTCCTGCAAGGTCGCATGACCGACACATGGCTCAACGCCTTCCGCTGGACTTCTCCCATGCTTGGCGTTCCCTTCGCTGTTCAGCGTCATCCTTTCGATGTGAAAAAGAAGATCTTCGAAATGGAAGTTGGATACTACCAAGCTGAGAAGGTCGTTTCGACCGATCTCGCCATCCGAGTGCAGTCGGTCATTTAGACGGACGGTACATTCCCGACAAGGAACTTGGGGCGCTGTGGATTGCAGCGCCCCTTTCCTTACGGTATAATAGATGGGTCTGATATCGGACCCGGTGGCGGGATGTTTCGTGCCCCGGCGTCCCGCCACCAACCACTTAAGTGTAGGGGTACACAATGGAAATCGTTCTCGCCGCAGGCGGAATGCCTTTTGGTCCAGATACGTTGGCCCATAAATCTCTTGGCGGTTCCGAAACTGCCGTCCTCATGCTCGCAAAGAAGCTCAAGGCCAAGGGGCATTTAGTCACAGTATTCTGCACTCTGCCGGCAGAGGGTGAGCCAGACTTCATCCATAATGGCGAAGAGAGCGAAGATGGCATTCGATATGTCCATATAAACAACTATCAGAATTTCATAACGAATACACAATGTGACCTCCTGATAGCTTCTCGCGATCCTCGCCTTGTGGCCCTCCCCTGCGCCGCTAAGAAGAAAGTTCTTTGGTGTCATGACCTTGCCACCCATCGTGGTATGCAGACAGCAATGGACCAGATAAACTGGACTGTCGATGAACTGTGGGCGGTATCAAAGTTCCACGCTGATCAGATCCATAAGGTCACAGGATATCCTCGCAAGTTTATCAAGGTGGTGACCAATGGTATCGTAGAGATCGAGACAATCCCTGCTCCTCGATCAGAGACCCAACTCGTATATGCGTCCCGTCCCGAGCGCGGCCTTGAGAATTTGATTAAGGAGGGGGGCGTCATGGAGAATCTTCCTGAATTCAATCTCAAGGTAGCGATGTACGATCACTTCCCAGAGGATATGAAGGAATTCTATCAGTGGATCTTCGCTCGCATTGCGGAGCTTCCGAATGTTGAGGTCGTGGGGTCTTTGACACAACAGGAGATGCGACAGCTTCTCGCGGACAGCGCGGCATACATCTACCCGACACAATTCGAGGAGACGTCGTGCATCTTGGCGCGTGAGTGCATCAGCGTTGGTACTCCGTTCCTTACTACTAGGATTGGTGCTCTCCCTGAGACCCTTGATTATGCCGGCATATATTTCGAGGAATGGTTGTCTGGTGGTCACGTCCAGGGTCCGATTATCGAACCGGAAAAGGGATCTCCAGAATGGTGTGCTCTATTCGCTAGGTTCTTCAAAGAAGCAATGGGAATGTCTCTTGTTATCGATAGCGCCACGAGCGAAATGTTTGAGCGCACCGATCTCACATGGGACACCGCGTGCAAGCAAGTCCTCAAGCTGGCGAAGCCGGCAGAGCCCAAGGTATTCTCTCGCGCGTGGTCACTGGTGCAGGACGGAGACGTCATCCCTGCTTACGCCTTCCTGACTGATCAGGAGCAACTTGATCCTCCGTCACTTGAACTCGCACGTCAGATCGAGGAATTCTATCCGTTTATTCTCGACGAAGAAGATCCCAAGTTCGAGAGCTTGGCGTCCTACTACAAGAGGTTCTATGAGTTCAAGAAGCCCGATATCAATTACGGCGTCGACTATGGTCGTCACTCTCAGCGGTACTCCATGATCAAGGAAGCTGTTGAGAAGTCTACTAATCCCGGCGACACCATTGTTGAGTACGGTTGCGGCGAGGGCCATATCTCTGGTCCCCTGGCCGTAGACTTCCCTGATCGTAACTTCCTTGCGTTTGATCAGGTTCAGCAGAATGTCGACATGGTCAATCAAATGGAGGTTGACTTCAACACAGTGAACCTAAAGGCATTTGTGGCTCATGAACCAGCATATGTGATAAACAAACTTGACGGCCCTGCAGATTTTGTCATCTGTGTCGAGGTATTGGAGCATTGTAAAGAGCCGTGGACAGTCGCAACCGGTGTTGAGGGTCTCGTAAAAGAGGGTGGTAGGGTTGTTATCACCACCCCTATAGGTGCATGGGAGCCTATGACATTCGCCGTTAAGCCCGAAGAGTGGGAGTGGCGCAATCATATATGGCATCTGGATAAGGCCGCAGCGCGGGAGATGTTCGGAAAGAAACCCGGTATAGAAATGATGTCTCTTACCGCAGGGACCGACGAGTCTGATGGACGTCCTGTAGGCAACTTGTTCTATACGTTCATAGCCGACCATAAGCCTATTAAGCCATTGAATGCATTGAAGAAAGCTAAGTCTGCTCACTCTCGGCAGACCTGTGCCGTCGCTGCGATCTGCATGAATGACGAAGACACTATCCTGCATATGCTGCACAGTCTCGACCGACAGGTACAGTTTGTCCAGTTTGCTATGGGTCCGAGCACGGACAGGACGCGACAGTTGATCGAGCAGTTCTTTAACGATCATCCTCACATGCAATATCGTATTATTGATGTCCCTGCTATCGAGTCCGCGTTCAAAGAGAATGAAGAATGGACCCCAGGTTATTCGTTTGGCATGGCAAGGAACGACAGCATTAAGGATCTATCCGATTGGTTTGATTGGGTATTGTGGATGGATACCGATGAATATCTGTCTGGTAAGATCGGATCTTACCTTCGCAATAATGCGCTCGACGCTTACCTAATCCCACAGCATCACTTCACGGTACAGCCGCGTGGGGCGCCGATCCAGATTGATCGCCCTGCTCGCTTGTTCAGGACTGATCGTGGCTACCGTGCTGTCGGTCACATCCATGAGCACTTCGAGCTACCGTCTGGTGGCCCCGGTACATGCTTCATGATCTCCGATGTCGATCTAGGACATACCGGCTACGTCAACGAGGATGTTCGGCGGTCGCGGTTCAATCGTAACTTCCCTTTCCTAGTGTGGGACCACGAAACAAACCCTGACCGTAAACTCGGTAAGTACCTGTGGTTCCGCGACATCATCCATAGGATGCGCTGGTGTCAACAGCAGAACGACATGGGGAACGCTCTTACTCTGGCGAAAGAGGCTGAGACATACTACAATGATAATTGGAGAGCTATGGCGACATTCGGGACTGGGACATTTCAGGCTATCCAGTATCTCGGAGAGGCGCGTAAGCTCCTTGGCGTGGGCACACCGATTAAGTTGGGCTTAGTCCTTGATGATCGTAATTGCGAGCTTGAGGGTCTATTCACCAGCACTGACGAAATCGCTCGTGTGCTCAAGCAGATCCTTGACCCCGAGTTCAAGCGCAGAGGGAGCAAGTATTACTAATGGCTTATGCAACTATCACGGACGTGTTCGCCCGGTACAAGCCCATCGGTTCTATGGTGGGTGCGGGCTCCCTTGATGTAACCAGCGATGACGTGGCCTCCATATTCATCTCTGATGCAGAGGGATTTATGAATGCGTTCTTGGCTGCGCGATATGTCGTCCCTGTGACGACCGAGCCTTTAATTACCATGATCGCAGCCGATCTCGCTATCAGCAATATGATGTTTGAAAAGCTTGGTGCAATCCCAGACTTTATGCAGGGACGGTACAATAGGGCCGAGGGATACCTTACAAAGTTGACTACGGGTGAGATGCTTCTGGTCGCCAGTGGAACCACACAGGTTACATCGGGGGACAGCGAGGCTTGGTCCAGCACCGGCAGCTATCACCCTGTCTTTTCTCCCGTTCTCGATCCGCTGGATCAAGCGGTTGACCGAGACTATGTCACGCAGGAGAGGGATGATCGCTCTGGTGATGGTCCGCTGGGAACGGATGGCTGTCCGGTATGACCACAATAGTCATCACTGGCGTCCCTGAAACAAAGGCGGGGATGAGGAAGCTGAAGCGTGCGCTGAGTAAAACCAATCCCTTGTTCAATAGGATCGGTCGTTCCCTACGTGATGATGCTAGGAAGCGTATCACCACTCAGGACAACGGGGCCTACGATAAGCTGTCGAAGTGGACACGCGCCAGGACGGGGCGCCGCAAGGCCCTGATCACAGAGAGGAAGAATATCAGCTTCCAGATGATCGGATCCAGGCTTATTATAGGGCATACAGCCACCGGCTGGGACATCACCATGCACGAGAGGGGGTTTGTAACGCCCGGCTTCACAGGTAAGACGGTTACTATTCCTCTTAAAAACCCCACCGCATTAAGGAATATTCAGGGCAATAGCATTACAATCCGTGGCGCAAAGCCAAGCGTAGTCCCTGCTCGTCGCGTATTCTCTACTGAGTCAGAGGCTCTTGCTATTATAGAGAACGAGGCTGAAGCTTGGGTTCGTAAGATCGTACAAAGGGTAAGGCGATGATTGACTATGATGGCATAGGCGAGAGCCTACGAACCCTGATCGAGAACAACGTGACCGATTTCAAGATGGTTCGGTATGAGGGAGACGAGCGCGACGAGAACTTCGCCAATATGCCATATGGAGATATAGTCCTCCTGCGTGCTGATCCAGAGGTTAGGGCAGGAAATGACTATGTTGTCACTGCGTCATACTTAGTCACCGTACAGTCGTTGGACTTGTCTTCACACAAGGAAGCCGCTACAATTCGAAATGGTCTGGTTAAGCTGTCCCAGGAAACCGTCAAGGCGAACCCCAGGTTCGACACGGATCTTGAGACGTCGATGCTAGGCGAAACACAGTTCGCAAATGCCAAGGACAATGACACAGGCGCGTTCATGGCTCTCGCTACGTTCCAAGTGGACGTGATTGTATTTGTCGACTAAGGAGAACTAGGAAATGGCATCCGGCACAGGCGGTCAGGTTGCTCTCATAAAGGTCACGTCGATTGGCAACCAAGTCAACTCTGCGAACCTTTGGACGAACTTTGTATCCGAGAGTATGGAACATACGCTGGAGGAGCTTGAAGAGGGTTCGATTACAGGCCGGCGTGATGCTCCCCCGTCCCATAAGGGTATTGATTTCGGTGGTGGTGACATCGTTATGGAGCCGAACCCTAATGCCATCGGCGCGTTCCTCAACGCTGCCGTGGGTGCTGGTGTCGGTACGCTGGTGACTGACGCCGCTTCGACTGGGGCTAACTCGACCACGGAAGCTGGTAAGCCCTATTTCTCTCATGTCTTTGTTCCCCGGCAGACCGCCTTCGCTCCGACTTCTTTCCTTGAGCCCTATGGCATCATGGTATATCGGGATCTCGGATCGGCGTTTATGTTCGATGGCTCTATCCTGACAGGTCTGGAATTCGATATTCAGGCTGGACAGCTTGTTGGTGCGACTGCCACGGCAATGTCTCGTACGGTTCGTCGGATCGAGCGCATCGCGGCCATTAACTCATTGGTGTCTTCTGGTGGTCGTCCCTTCGTTTGGGATATGGCATCTATCGAGGTCTCGACCGACACAACGTCAGCCAATCTCGCGGCCAACACCAACTTCGAGCAGCTTACCCTGTCGTTGGAGACTCCGCATGAGGGTGTGGTCCTGCTCGACGGTACGAAGAACTACGCCGAGTTCCAGCAGAATGACTTCCGCCGCATGAACATCAGTGGCACACTGTCGTTTGCCAGCCATGCCGAATACGACGCCTTCATCGCCTACGAGGCGAGGCGTATGCGTATCACTATCCAGAACGTCAACAGTGCCCTGACGCTTGGCAACATCGCCTCTCTCGATGCCGATGCTTTCCTGGGCTACTACGGGATGCGTATCCATATCCCCTCAATGAAATATCTGTCTTGGTCGACTCCCATCGGCGGTCCTAATAGGCTGCAGTCGAGCTTCACTGCGAAGGCAGAATACGACGATACCATCGGCGAAATGTTCCGCTTCGAACTTAAGAACGTAACGAGCGGATACGAAAACTAAGGAGCACACGATGCAGATCTCATTTTCGAGACAGGAGACCTATGTCCCCGAGTGGAAGGGCAACAAAGATCTACCAGAAGCAGAGCAGTTCACCGTCGACCTAACCCTGCTCACCGTCGAAGACCTCCTATTCCTGCTTGATGCCTTCTCAGAGGCAGGGATCGAAGGTCAGGTTGAAGTAGATCTTGGACTGAAAGAGTTGAAGCCAATCGTTAAGACGAACGGACATCTTCTCCCCAAGTACGTCATCATCAATAATCTCCGTAACGAGGCAGGGGTCGAAATCACCATCAACGATGTGGTCGAGTTCCCTTACTTCCTATCCCTGGCGGCTGAGTTGCTGATGAAACTGGCCGACGCCTCGAACCCATCGGATGACGACACAAAAAACTCGAACGCGCTGCCCGTCTCGGAGCCCACCCTGTAAGTTCTAAGCTGGTTAAGGGCATCAGAACTAGACAGCGGACAGCGCATTTCTATCTAGCTTGGTTCTTTAAGATTTATCGCGCGTCTGAGCAGGGGTGGTATGCCTACCAAACCCCTGACGGACGCGCTATAATGCGCCAAGATGCCTTCTTTTGGTATAGCCTTGAGGTCATCTGTCGGACAATGAACCAGATGATTTCCGAGGAGCAGCGGAAAATCTCTAAGGGTAAGGGATAATGGCTTTTAATATTGGCATAACGGTCAATGCCAAGAATAATTCCGGTCGTGCTCTTGGTCAGGTAAACAAAGACCTCGACAAGACCGGAAGGAAGGCTCAGCAGACAACGAAGGCTCTTAAAGGTCTGCGTCTTGCGCTTGGTCTTATTGCTGTCGGCGTCCTAGTTAACTTCGGAAAGCAGCTTGTTCAGACGACTGGCAAGCTGCAGCTTATGCTCATTAGGCTTGCCAACGTAGAAGGCGGCGCAAAACAGGCGAGGACTACCTTTGATAAACTGTTCAAAACATTCGGATCGAGTCCGTTTACAATCGACGCTGTCACCGACAGCTTTGTGCGATTGCGAGCAGCGGGCATTGAAAGCAAACTTGCGTTTGAAGCGGTCGAGGCAGGAGCGGACGCCATTGCCGCCTTCGGAGGAACCTCAGAAGAACTAAAACGCTTCTCTATCGGCTTACAACAGGTCGCTGGTAAGGGCGTCCTGTCGATGGAAGAGTTGCGGCAGCAGATCGGTGAAGCCCTGCCTGTCGCTATGCAAGTGTTTGCCGCTGAGAGTGGTCGGTCTATTTCAGAGGTTATAACGGATGTCGAGGCGGGTAGGATTAGTGCAAATGAATTTATCACTCTTCTTACCAAGGGCTTGCAGGCTCGTTTTGGTGGGTTTGCTGCCAAGCTTGGCGACACTGTTCTTGGTTCCATTCAGGGGGCTAAGAGTAAGATCTCAAAGGCTATTGCGGATGTTTTCTTAGGTAACACCGACGTTGCAGTTCGTATAACGGCAATAATTCAGCAGGTCGGCGAAGTAATTGAAGATTTTATACGGACTATAACCCAGTCCGACGTAGATGAGTTCTTTAAAGGCTTTGCCACAGGGGCTACATTTGCCCTTGCCCTTGCCACTGCTGTAATTGCGGTAGCTAAATCCGTCTTAATGTTTTCTAACTTTGTTACTGGTCTAATTGGAGAACATGCCTCCCTTATTGGTGGCTTGGGATTGATTGGACTAGTCCTGTTTGGTCCTGCCGGGGCCATTGTCGGCATAGTTGTGGGAATTAATGCCTTATTAGATAGGCTTGGTGGTCTAAAGGGCGTTCTTGAGTCTATCACGGGTATCACCGTGGGTAATAGTCTCGTCGAAGATTTTGGAAGGGCAAGCGGTGCCGTTAAAGGAGCACACGGTGCCGTTAATGATTTTTTCGATGGGCTTGATAAGCAGGTAGAAAAAGCCTCTAAGAAGAAGTCTATATTCGAAGTTTTTACAGCCCAGGAAGACCGTATTAAAAAGATAACTGCAAACAATGCAGCCGCCGCAAATCCTAATAAAAATTTCAAGCTTGCCGCTGAGGGTCTTGGTAAAACCGCCGCTGCCGCTTTTGCTCAGCTTGAAAAATTGTCAGAACGCACATCAGCAGCCCTTGCTGGAGCCGTCACATTCCCGTTCGTTAAGACCGCAGAGACATCTCTTAATCGTCTTAAGGGATATATAAAGGATTTTGAAGGGCCTCGTAAGCAGTTAGAGAAACTTGCTGCTAATGCTAGTAGAACCGACATGGAACAGGCTCAGTTTGAAGCTCTTAATCGTGAGCTTAAAAAGACTGATGGTCTTATTGTAAAGGTAAAGGAAGACGTTGAGGCTATAAAGGCAGAGAAATTTGCTCAGGCTCTAGCTAAGGCTAATGATGCAACTGGTAAGGTTCTTGCTGATTTTGATAAGCTTACGGTTGGTATTTCTGAAGGTGATCGTAAACTAAATAGCATTAAAGAAAGCTTCCGCGATATAGAGGCTCGTCTAAAGGAACAGCTAAAGGTCCAGCTTGCACTATCTGATCTTGATGCGACTAAGATTACCCTCCTAGAAGGTACTAGAAGTAGGTTGGCAAGGAATGCTGCAGAGCGTGAAAAAGCCCTTAATCTTGCAAGGTCACAAATTGTCATCGATGAAAAGATCCTGGCTATACAGACACGCATGGCAGAGTTGAAGGTTAAGTCACAGATAGACCAGCTTAAGAGGGACACGCGCAGTGGTCTCGAAACTATCCTGTCTACCGATAGCGGTGATGAAGCGTCGCAGCGTCGTAGTGATCTTAAGCAGTCCATTCTTGCGACCAAAGAGCGCCTACTTGATATCGAGACGCAGATTAATGATCCTAAAATATCAGACGCCAAGCTTCTCGCTCTTGGGGCGGAACTTGAGATGACCCAACGGCTGGAAAAAGAGCAAATAAAAGCCCTGCATAATACCACAGCCGCTGGTATAGCTGCCAATCAGATGTGGATGACAGTTCGTGATACGATGGTCAACGTCGCAGAGGATGGTATCAAGGGATTGATCACTGGCACCAAGTCGTTCAAGGATGTCCAGCTTGATGCGATGAACGCTATCACTGAGGCGGCTATCAAATTCCTTGTTAAGCTTATTCGTATCAAGATCGAAAAGATGCTTATAGCATCTATAGATGCTTCAGGGGGGGGTGGTTTCGGTAGTATTTTGGGATCATTTGCGAGTAGCCTATTCGCCAAGGGTGGCGCGTTCAGCGGTCAGGTGAAGCCCTTTGCCAAGGGAGATGTTATTCGTGGTCCGACCATGTTTGGTATCGCCGGGGAAGCGGGAGATGAGGCAATCATGCCCCTGACTCGCGTGGGTGGCAAGCTTGGCGTCGATACGACGGGGTCTGGGGGTGATAATTTCGCCATCACTATTCAGGCTATAGACACACAGACTGGCGCCGACTTCCTTCGCAAGAACTCAGATCAGATTATCAATCAGCTTCGCGGCTCGAATAATCTGAACCGTGGCGTGGGGAGAATAAGGTGAATATATTCCCAACGTCTCCCCTGCCGGCCAACATGACACGTGAGCCGTTCTGGAACGAGAGCACGACTAAGTATGACAGCGGTGCTAGGCAGGGTATCTCTCCTTACCTGCGCCCTCTTACTAAGTACACTATTCCATTTCGCAACATTAATGAGGTAAAGCAAGCTGCGTTGTTCAGCTTCTACAATCTTCAGAAGGGAATGACGACACCGTTCCTTATGAAAGACCCGATTGACTTCAGGGTCAACTCGGTTTTTGTTACTTCGGGGGATGTTACTGAGCCCGCCAGCCTAGGTATGTTTGATTTGTCGTCGTTCTTTATTCGTGTCGACACCACTACCATAGGATCTATGACCTCGAACAAGAGCGGGTTCGTGACCTTGGGCAGCGAGTACGACTACGATCAGGATACAGGCAACCTTACTGTCAAGAGCATTGACACCGACGACTTCTGGAGAGCCGATAGTCTACAGTATTTCCGCAAGTGTGCGTTCGAGAGGGCGTACCGGGAGACAGGTATCATATGGAACCAGTTCAGCTTGAACTTGGTGATCGAGGAAATAGTATGAGAACCCTGCCTAACACTCCGTTCTTCACGCGGCTGCAGGCAGACAATGTATCCCTGTGTGAGTTGATCGATCTTGAAACTAATGGTCCTTCGTTCCGCTGGACGACAGCGAACCAGCCCATAACCTACACCTTATCTGGTACGCTCACGGAATATTCTCCCTTTCCCGGTAAGACGATAGGTGGCGTGAAGGAGAGTACTGATCTCAGTGTATCTATCATCGACTTCATCGTTGCTAACACGGGACAGATATTTTCCGACCTCATAGTCTCGAACGATTTCGATATGGCTACGATCAATGTCGGGCGCGTATTCACTGACACCCCAGACCTTGGGCGGATGGAGATTTTTCAGGGCAAGCTTGGCGACTTTTCGTATGATCGCAACCAGATCAGCGGTCAGGCTCGTAGTCAATATGGCTCTGCCAATACGCGCTGGCCCTACTACAACTATCAAGACACTTGCATCTGGAAGTTCGGTGGGACAGGCTGTGGCTTCGACACCTCGTCCGTCACGCTTACACTGGGGCTGGCGAGCTTCGACCTTGGTAGCTCGACAACACTCAACATCCTGCTTGCCAGCGGTACGCTTACGGGCAGCTTCTCTAATGGACGCTTCGACTTCGGTAAGTTCACCGTCACAGACGGCGTAAACTCTGGACACCAAAGAACCGTCAGGGCACACACTGGAGATCTCTTGTTCCTATCTCACCCCCTGCCGATTAACAGCCTTACAAATATTGCAGGGACGATCTTCCCAGGTTGTCGTAAGCGTCGCGTAAATGATTGCGTGTCGCTGTACAACAACGCTAAAAACTTTGTAGGTTTTGAATGGATCCCCATACAAGAAGACGCCTTCTAAAAGATGGTACATGGAGAAAGTATATTATCGAAGAAGCTCGTACTTGGAAGGGTACACCATATCAACATAAGGGTAGAGTTAAAGGCGTTGGATGTGATTGCGGAGGGATCATCTATCAAGTCTATAATCCCCTACTGGGACCGTTCAAACCATTTCCGAACGACTACCCACAGGACTGGGCCGTCCATAGGGAGAACGAGATCTACCTCGACTTCATTGCCCCGTATGTCGAGGAAGTTAAGCGTGCTGTCCCCGGTGGTGTCGCTCTCTTCAAGGTAGGCAGGAACTTTTCGCACGCTGCTGTGTGTACCGAGCGTGGTACTTTTATTCATGCCTGGGGGAGAACTCAGGATGGATCTACGGTCGAAAGTCCGCTACAATTCTTTCGAACGGGAAACGGTGGTAAGGCCCGCGACGTGAAATATTTCGATGTGAGTAAGACATGGCTCTCGCTGGTCAATTAGCTCTCGGTGCAGTCGGTGCATACTTTGGTGGTCCAATCGGGTTCGCCATCGGCTCTGCCGTGGGAGCATGGCTGTTCGCCCCTGATCAGGAAAATTTCAATTCCATTATAGACCCTGGCGCGCAGGAGATGCCGCGCATCAATCAGGCTCTACGCGGTGTCACGATGCCAATCCTGTTCGGGACTAATCGTGTGTCTTCGAACATGGTGTGGCAGAATAATTTTCAGGTTATCCGCCACGAGACCGCAGAGAGTTCCGGTGGTGGTGGTAAGGCTGGCGGCTCTGGTATGGGCGGTAAGTCAGGTGGCAAGAACACGTCGACCACGGTGAGCTACGAGTATAAGTGGGATCTGCTGTACCATTTCGGCATGGTCTCTCAGACGTTCAATCTTTTCGGTGGCTGGGTTGGTGCCCAGCGCATGAACGATGACACCCTGATAGCTATAACTCAAGGCGGCGCAGGCAGTATAAACTTCTTCAAGTCAGACGTAGAGCGTCCCCAGACAGCATCACTCGTATTTGAGCAGGGGTTTTTCGGGTCTGGTGCTGAGACCTCTAATATAACAGCAGAGAACTGGGATCATTTTGAGACCACTGAGGGAGGTGCATATCGTTTTCCTTACACGTCCTATATAGGTTTCAAGGCCATGAACCTTGGAACGTCAGCAATCGTTCCTCAGTTGTCTTTTGAGGTTGGACCTGGGGCCTCTGATATTGAGTTCGACAGCGCATACATAGGACATGCAGCCCATAGCTTAACCAAGTCATATGTCATTGGCGGCTCTATGGTATTGGGCCTTGACTCAAACCATTATGTCATCGTGGGTACGGACGGCGGAACCAATGCGTGTGCTGTTCATCGCGTAGAGGATGGGACTCAGACAGATTTTATCACGGGGGCAGAGCTTGATACATTGGCTACCGCTGCCGGCCTTGATGGTTCAAGCCAATACGCTTTCACGAGCAACGTAACCGCGTTCGTAATTCCTGGCACGAACTATTTTATTTTATATGGTCAGGATATTGGGGTTGGCACTAGATCCAATCACGCATTCGTTCTTTGTGAGATTGATGCTAATGGTTTGGCAACCCAGGTTGGTGGTGCTCAATTTAGGTCTAACGACCTTGCATCCAATATAAGCACCCTTCTAGCTTCTGGTCTTGCTGCTAGAAATGCTGCTGAGTTCGCCGACGTAGAGGAACAGATTGTTGTAATTGCGTTTGAAAATAATACGGGGGCAAGCCGTGACTTTAGTATAGGGTCAGTTGCAACAATAGCACAGATGAAAGACGTCCTCGTAGAAGATTTCACTGGAGCTTTTGATGGCAAGGTAAAGGATTACTCTGCTACTGTTGGAGATTATTTTGGGATACATCAGTCCAGTCGCTCCTATAAGGGTTTTGGTTTCTTTCTCCCCAACATAACATACACCCTTGGAGAAGACGCTCCTCCTATATTTTATACAAATTTCTTTTTCTATATTGGTAAGGCTGATGTTGAGGCCCACAATGATACCCCTGCTGCCTCAGACGCTAACAGCTACATCAATTCTAATAGGGTTGCAAACCCTAACGGATGGTTAGCAGCAATGAATGTGGGGTTTTTCACTGGTGGTGTGCCCGTACTTATTAATGGACCAACGATAGTTAATTCCAATTTTATCGATAACGTAACACAAGAGGTCATAGCACCGTTCGATGACGCTGGTGAGAACCTAGACGGAACGACTGATGACAACGATGACTACGATCCATCACCGTTCTGCTCTATCGTAACAAGCGGAGAAGCGGCTGGCGCCTATATCATAGTCTTCTCAAAATCGTTTACAGGAAGCGAAGATCTTTCTCCGTCTGGATCATATAATAAGGGAAGGATGTTCCTTTACAACCCTGTAGCAGAGGGAACAGATAATTCAAAGGGTGGCGTGTTCACTCAATATGGTACGGGCGAGGGCGCCACGTTTGACAGCGTATCTGATGTAGGAGTAACTGAACCAAATAGATACAACCACACAGCAGACATACAAATGCTGATGATGGACCAAGAAAACAAGACCGTCTATGAGGTCATGAATAAGCAGTCTGCTGACTCGGCGATAGACGACAAGATCATAATATCTAAGTTTGGAACCTACAGTCTTGGTGGAGGGGAGGACGTTCTGCCCCCATTCATTATCCACGAGATACTAACGAGCACTGTTTTTGGAATAGGTATCCCCGCAGCTAATATCGATACGACCACATATAACCTCGCCCTGCAATATTGCGACGCGGAGGATATCCGCGTTAGTGCTATATACATGAGGGAGCAGGGAGCCCTGCAGCACATCGAATTACTCCTCGCTGTGTACGGTGGCTACCTGACAGAGAGTGGTGGCAAGATAAAGTTCGGTATCTCTGACCTGTCAGTTGACCCTGTCCGCACCTTGGACAACCATCACTTCGTTGTAGACGATGGTAAGGCTCCCGTCACTGTCACGCGAGGCGCCAGACAAGAGAGCTATAACAAGGTAAAGGTTAACTATCTCGACAGGGATCTGGAGTATCGTCAGAACTTCATAGAGATTAACGACGAGGTTGATCAAGATCTAAACGGCATACGCGCTCGTGAGTTCCCCCCTAAGTTTGTTATGAAGGAGAAGCTTGCTCAGAAGATCGCAGTCCGTACTCTGTGGTCCAACCTATATGCGAAGGACATATACGATTTCACGCTTGGACCAAAGGACGCAGACCTTGAGCCCGGCGACCCTATCACCCTGATAGATAGCTTCCACCCTGACGGTGAGTTGTCGTCTGGGGTCCGTGCTCGCATATACTCTTGGGATGAGAGAGACCCTTATAAGTTCCACGTGCGGGCCATCAAGGAAGTCGCATACATCAACACCAGCACGATGGAGATCAACTCCGTCAGTGCGCCATCATTCAATCAGCTTTTCGGCCCTACTAAAGCTCCCGCAGACTTCAGTATGTACGAGCTTCCGCGTGAGTTCCAGGGTGCCAACGCCTCTCTATACGTCGGATGGAACCAGCTTTCCCCTGCTATGGGTGCTCGCCTGTATGTCTCTGCCGATGGAACCAGCTATGCTAGGGTCGCCGATGTCCAGCCATACATCATATCTGGCATTCTCGCCGACGCCCTACCAAATAGGGAGCCCGGCTGGGTAGAACAGGGCGTCCAGATTTATCTTATGCCCGATACAGGATTTAGTCCTGCTTCCCCTGTATACGTGCAGACCCATGCGCTTGACGATGTTGGGGTAGAGGGTCGTACGCTTGGCGCAGGGAATATCTTCGTCGACTCCGAGATGTTGGCTTATCAGGGTGTTACCCTGATAGGACAGAACCACTACAGTCTAGATAAGGTGTATCGTGGTTGGGGCGGAACCCATATTCATGATCATACCTCTGGATCCTACTGGCATAAGCAGGCTGGTGGTGTCTTCACGCAGGGTTTCAATGAAGATCGTATTGGAAATCTGATCCATTACAAGGTATCCCCGTTCAATTTCAATGGTATAGAGTACGATATATCATCAATTGATGCTCGAACGTACACTATTCAGGGAACTTACTTCCGCCCACAGGTCCAGACACCTATACGCACGTTCGTAGAGAGCCTGATCACTGGCACGGCTTCGGATAATTTAGGCGGGATTGAGGCTAAGCACGTTCATTCGTCTGGCACCGCTGTCACGCTCACGTGGCCTGATGCCGCCCGTGTTAAGGGGTACGGCACTGCCGGATACGGGAGCGGCCTGTACGGGCGCTTCGCCACCGACACCACTAGCCACAACTGGCGGGTTGAGGTACTATCATCGGATGAGGCTACTGTCGTCCGGTGTCTTACCGTTGATAGTGGGTGGTTCGTGTACTCGGCGGACATCAACAGCACGGATTTCAACGGATGGAAGGGAAGCTTCTCTGTTCGGGTCACCCCATTCAATGACTCTGGTGACGCTCTACGCAACAGGACGAAGAAGCTTCGTCTCTTTGAACAGGTGTAAACATGGCGACTGACCAAAATAATTTTGAACAGCCGAGTGCTGGCGCTGCGGACTGGGATGCTTCCCTGAATTCGAACTTCGCTATATTGGAGAGCGGCTTCCGCGCTAAGGGACAGGCTGGTGAGGCCATCAACACCGGAGATATCGTGACGGTTGGTTCTGACGGTTTCTCTAAGAGGTTCGACCCCAATTCCGAGGATATCAAGCCTCATCTCCTCTCAATCACGGCACTGTCCAGTGGTGATGGAGCGAACTTCGTGGCATTCGGCTCTGTGCGCTCGCTTGGTGTGTGGGGTGGCGTAATCCCCGGTCATGAGGTCTTCGTCTCCGTGCTCACACCGGGCATGGTGGTGTCATCTTTCAGCGGTGCCAACCGTGGTGTCGGCTTCGCCCACTATGAGGACGGCTTCGTATTCCAGCCGAGCGCGTCTCACTTCCCGGAGTTGATCGAGGACGTAACCAGTATCGACACCGTGAATGGTTCCCTGCATCTCTTCCAGATGGACTTCGGTCGTGGTGGCTGGTCTCGTCGTATCCATATGGTGGGTTCCAGTGGTGATCTAACGGAGCTTAAACTGTATGCAAACAGTTTAAGGACCGACCCCTCCCTGCTGTACTCCACGGTCAGTGGTGGCGTCACCGTCATCGGAAGCTTCGTCGATCAAGCAGGATTTCCCTATTATAATACGGATGCGTCGACATATAGCGGCAAGCTGTATGGTTCTCTCACTACCTTGTCGGCTTCGGTCGCGAGTGATAGCGTCGGCGTCACGCTCACTATGGAGCGGTTCCGGTAATGGCTACTGAGCCCGTAGAGTTTGAAGATGCGGTAGACGTCGACCTAGTGGGCGAGGCGGGGTTCCTCTGTATACAGGAGCGTCCAGCAGAGGGGGCTCTACTTCGTGTCTTTCCGACTGAGATCTCTCGGACGTTTCCTCTGAAAAACAGTCGGAGTTTTCCTAGGTTATGACGCAGATCAATTCGCTCGCAGCATTGGGCAGCGGCTCGATACAGGTTAACAGTATCAACTTCTACGGTACGTTTGTTGATGACGACTTCAACCTTACTCTGACGACACTTCGTAAGGTCGTTGGAAATAACGTCGGCGCCCTTGTCGTTCGCTCTACCAATCAGGCTATGGTGTCTGGTGATGTCGTACTGTGGCAAGCTGCGGTGTACGACACCGACACTTGGTGGGACGCAACCTCTGCTGGGGTTCTACGTGTTCCTCATGGTAATATCTCTCACGTTAGGCTGACCGCAAGCTTCAATGTTCGCTCTCTGTTCGGCTTTCATCAGGTTTTCTTCCACCACAATGGTGCCCTCATGTATCCATTGCCGATCTGGAATGTAGCTCACGACCACGTTCGTGTTGATAATCTTGTATCAGGGCAAATCCCTGTTAGTTCAGGTGATAGGCTGGAGTGCGTTATCAACATGAACAACAACACTGATCTCGTAGCTTCAACGCAGGCTTGGTTCTCTGTTGAGCCGGTGAGGTTCGTATGACCGTTGTAAATTCCCTTACTGCTACTGTAAGCGGCGCCATTACAGACAGTACCTCTGCTTTTCTTTATGTCGTTGAGAGATTGCAGTCTAAGTACATAACCATGTCTCAATTACAGGACTATGGTATGGGTCAGATTGGTGCTATGCAGGCATTGCCCGACAGCACAAACATCGGCATTAATATCAACTCGGTTGCTCCGGTGGTGTACAGCTTAGAGCTATATGATTTCGGTGGATGGATCCCTGCTAGTAGCCTTGGTATTTTTCAGGTTCCAGATGACCACTGGGAGTACGTTAAGGTTGGTGCCTCTACGGTATATAACAACGCAAACTTTGCTGATTTCTATATCGTTAAGAACACCGCACACACCTGGGGGCTTCCGTGGAAAAGACATGAGAATATAGGCGCTGGCGGAGGGTATGTATGCGTCATTGAAAGCGCCCCTATCCAGGTTGTTTCCGGGGACACGTTCGGTCTCAGATCAAAGTCCATTCTAGCAAATACGATTACTGCTGGTACGATAATGACAAGTATGTTCTGGATACAACCTATTAAAGCTAGGTTTACCTGATGGCAAATCAAATCCTCACCGACCTTGGAGCGCCGAACGTCAATTCGATCACGGATAATTCGTCGGTTAATCTCTTCTCCGATCTGAACGGCACCAACCGAATGGTAAGTGCTGCCGTTCTAGCGGCTCACGTAGGACATCCTTTAGGTGCGTGGGTCGTAAGGTCGAACGGTTTCACTGCGGTAGCGAATAGTGTCCACTGGATCACATGGGACGCAGCGTTCTACGATGGTCTGAATTTCTGGAATGCCTCTTCTCCAAGAATTATTCATTGTGGGTTTAATGGCTGGGTCCGTCTTAGTGGGACGTTACGGACAAGTACGACAAATGCAGGGTTTCAAACTCGCATCAGGATCGCCAAGAATGGCGGTACTGGCACTGGCTCCGCCAATATCCAATGGCAGAACCAATTAATTAACGAGTCTAACCCTGAAATGATGTGTCTTACGGGGCCGATTGACGTTAGAAGCGGTGATTATTTTGAGATGGAGTTCACTTCGTTTGGAGTGAACAGAACTATGGACGGCTCCAATGGCCGGATGAATTTCGCAATAAGTCCGCTTGCAGTTTGGCTCCCATAGGGGTACAATTCGCTTTTATACAGGAGTCGACGATGAAATTTCTCGCATTCTTATTGGCGTTCTTGCCGGCCATAGCCCTGGCCGACGCGACCAAAGAGGGTATGTTGATTACCCCATCATGGTTCTGCAGCACAGAGGCACAGATTAAAGATATCATCACCAGTAAGACGAATGCGGAGACCTATAAAATACTTTATTCTGGGGGATGTTTCATAAATTCTTCCGAGACGTCTGGCGTGGTGACCAAGTTTTATGTCACGAAGTTCGACTCAAAGATGGGAATATATGTGGATGTCTATTCGATCACGATGATGTCTGGTGAGACTGTATACGTCGGTGTTAAGGCCGATGGGGACGCCTCGTAATGGAAGCCCTGCTCGATCAGCTATCACCCCTTAATATGGTTCTGGTTTTTGGTATCGTGTGGTTGTCTGGCGTATATGTGTGGTTGCTCAAGAGGTTCATTAAGAGTTACGACGAGAATACACACGCCCTCTCGTGTATCAACGGTACAATGAAGGCTATGGATGCCAAGATCACTGAAATTGGAAGGAAGTCATGAAGAAATATCGCGCCATCATCCTAGCAGGGGTTGCGGTCGTCTACGCCGTCGCGGCTGTTATCTTTCCTGATGTTGTCCTACCGGATCAAGAATTGTTCGCGGACATTCTGACGGCATTTGAAGGGACACCAGAATGAGGAAGTTAATTCCACTCCTGCTCCTGTTTGTTGTAGGCTGTGCCGGCGCAATCGTACCGCAGACCGGACAGGAACGCTACGTCGTGGCCGACGCTGCCTTTAAGGCCCTGCTCGTCACCGTCCAAGATGGTGTTGTTCGCGGTACAATCCACGGTGATGGTGCTGTCGCTGTGAAGCGTGCCCTTGTTGCTACAAAGACGGCGCTTGACATCTGGGCCATAAACCCTGATAACCTCAATGCTGAAACTGCAGCCTTGTTGGCACTGACCTCAGTTCGTGAGGTTCTTCGATCACTGCAACCGAGGGCACTCGTATGACCGCAGCCGTAGCTATAGCCGACCTCCTGCTCTCCGCAGGGATTAATTATCTTCTCCAGTCACAGGCCGCGCAGGCGAAGATCGCCCAGGCGCGTGCCGAAAACAGGGAGTTGACCAACGAAGAGATGGAAGAGATAAAGACTAACCGCGACATGCTGATCACGGATACGGTCCGCGCACTCGACGCCGTATCCTGATGGATGATCCCCGACGCAACAGTGTCGTCGAAGCATTAGCGGCAGCAGGGGGCAACAAGACCCTCGCTGCTAACAATCTTGGGCTGTCCCGCACCACATTCAGACGTATCCTAGACTCAAAGGATGACGTCATCCCGCAGACCGCCGACGTCCAGATGAACGTCCTTCAACAGCAGGTACGCACCCTGCAGCGCGAACTGATCAGCCGCGAGAAGGACACTATCGAGGCTGACGAGGTCCGACACTATATCCTAGACCTTGGAGCACACGTCTCACAGCCACCGGAGTGGGTCAATGATAGACGTAATCACCCTTATAATCACGGCGTACCTACTCTCATGCTATCTGACCTCCATTACGGAGAGGTCGTTAACGCAGAAGAGGTATTCTTCGTCAATGAGTACGACAGCGAGATCGCAGAGACCCGTATACGTGAGACAGTGGATCGGACGATACATCTCACAAAGGAGGTTCTTAGAGATCCCAAGTTTCCCGGTATTGTTCTAGTTCTTGGCGGCGACAACATCAACGGTATGATCCACGAGGAGCTTACTGTCGGTAGCGACAAGCGCCTGATGGATCAGATCCTTGGTATCAGCGACATCCTGCACGGTGTCGTCCTCAAGATGCTCAAGATCTATGGACGTGTGTTCATTCCTGGCGTTCCCGGCAACCACGGTCGAGTAACCCATAAAACGTGGACCAAGTTCACAGCCGCGACCAACGCGGACTGGCTCGTTTATCAGTTGCTCGAACGCTACCTCGCACAGCAAGTAGCACGTGGTGATGTTGTCTTCATGTGCCCCCCTGCACGAGACGTTACGTTCCGCGTGGCAGGCAGGGGTTATCGTCTCACACACGGGGACCAGTTCCGTGGTGGAGATGGTATCATCGGTCCTATCGGTCCCATCACACGTGGTGACCAGAAGAAACGAACGATGGCGATGGGCATGCCGCACGACCGCGAGATGTATGACACCCTGCTCGTCGGTCACTTCCATCAACTATTCCAGTCGTCAAGGCTGATCATGAATGGTTCAACCAAGGGCTATGACGAGTATAGCCTCGCGAACAACTTCTCCTACCAGCCGCCGCAGCAAGCCCTGTGGATGACGCACGAGCGTCACGGTATCAATCATTTCATGCCTGTACTCTGTGACGAACCAGCCGCATTGGAAAACATTCCAGCTTGGGTAGAGTGGAAAGAGCAGCGAACACTCACAACGGCAGACATGATTTCAGTAACAATGGAGTGGGTGGGGAGCGCATAGCTCTGCCAAACAGCCACCTTGTTATCGCCTTGGGGCACCCCTGACCGGGTGCCCTTTCTTTCTCACCGGAGGGTTAAATGGTTTCGACCAGAGCTAATATCATCACGCGCCGTACATACAACCGCCCTATCGACGAGACTAACGGTGTCTTCGAGACCTGGGAACAGACCATCGACCGTGTCATCGATCATCAGCGGTGGCTGTGGGAGCGGGCGCGGGGGAGGAAGCTTGGTGTTCACAACGAGGCTGAGTTGAACGAGCTTCGTGGTCTCATGTATCAGCGCAAGACGTCTGTGTCAGGGCGAACGCTGTGGCTTGGTGGGACTGATGTCGCCCGCCGTCGCGAGGCGTCACAGTTCAACTGTTCGTTCGCCCGTGCCGAGACCGTCCACGACATGGTCGACTTCCTATGGCTACTCCTGCAGGGCTGTGGGGTTGGAGGTCTTCCTGTCGCCGGCACACTCAATGGGTTTGCCAAGCCGATGGAATGTGAGATCATTCACTCTTCCCGCACCAGTAAGGGTGGTGAGGACTTCAACACTGAGATATGGAATGCTGACACCAAGACTTGGACTATTAAGATTGGCGATAGCGCGGAAGCGTGGGCAAAGTCCGTTGGTAAGCTCCTTGCTGGTAAGTATCCTGCTGATCGTGTTGTACTCGACTTTTCTGAGTTACGTCCTGCTGGGCTTCGTTTATCTGGTTACGGTTGGATTAGCTCTGGGGATACTGCGATTGCCGTTGCATTTCGTGCGATCTGTGAGATCCTATCTCGCAAGGCGGGACAACTCCTAGACAGGCACAACATCCATGACATCATCAACTGGCTTGGAACGATCCTTAGCTCGCGTCGCTCGTCGGAGATCATCTTATATCCTCACGGAGAAATCGGCTGGGAGCACTTCGCCACCTTCAAGAAAGACTTCTGGCTCCACGACAACCAACACCGACAGCAGTCCAACAATTCCATCCTATTCTACTCGAAGCCAAGTAAAGCGGGACTAAGAGAAATCTTCGACATGATGGTCGCGTCTGGCGGAAGCGAGCCCGGCTTCATTAATGCTGTCGCTGCCATGATCCGTGCCCCTTGGTTCTCTGGTGTGAACCCGTGTGCCGAGATCCTGCTCGCCAATAAGTCGTTCTGTAATCTGGTAGAGATTTGTCTGAGTGCGTTCCGTGGTAATCCATCTGGTCTACACCGGGCCATGCAGATTATGGGTCGCGCCAACTACCGACAGACTTGCGTCGATCTTCGCGATGGTGTATTACAGTCAGCGTGGCATGAGAACAATGAGTTCCTGCGGCTCTGCGGCGTCGGTCTTACGGGTGTAACAGGGCGTCCCGATCTGACACCATACGATTATGGTGTGCTGCGGAACAATGCCATACTTGGGACGTACGGCATGGCTGACGAGCTTGGCCTGCCGCGCCCCAAGTTAACCACCACTATCAAGCCCAGCGGAACCCTCTCCAAGATCATGGACAGCGATGGAGAGGGTGCCCATAAGTCTATGGGTAGGTACATGTGGAACCATATCAAGATAGGCTCACACGACCCCTTGATTCCTAAGCTCGAAGCGTCTGGCTACCACATATTCGAGAGCCCGAACCCGACCGATACCGACACCCTGATCGTGCGTTTCCCGGTCCAGAATGACTCGGCAAACTTCGACGTGGTCAATGGTATGGAGGTCAACACTGAGAGCGCAGTAAAGCAGCTTAACCGGTATAAGATGCTCATGAGCAACTATGTCGATCACAATTGCTCGATCACCGTGAGCTACGACCAGAAGGAAATCCCCGCTATGGTCGATTGGATTGATAAGAACTGGGACACGTATGTGGGCGTGTCGTTCATGCCTCGCATCGACCCCACCATGACAGCCGAAGACGTAGGTTATGCCTATCTGCCACAACAGGCCGTGACCAAGGACGTCTTCGAAGAGTATACTAACAGGCTGCAGCCTGTAAATATCGACGACGATACAGGCTTTGACCTTGTCGACGAAGATTGTGAAAATGGTGTTTGCCCCGTGCGCTAAAATGTGAGATAGTGTGTTTGTTCGAGCGCGGAATGCGGCCCTGTCTGGTGGGGGTAAGCCGTTCGATACGGCTAGAACATGGGGGCTAGTGGTTATGACCACAAGGGAGGCGCGTCTCCTGCCCCCGCCAATTTTTGGAGGGCACATGTACGACGTCGACAAGACATTCAATACGCTAAATACGGGTTGTTGGCCGAGGTCTTGGACCGTTGGCAAGAACATCGCACTGGTGTTCGACCAGCCGTCGACACGCACGGATATGTCGTTCCGCCTAGCGTGTCACAAGATCGGTGCCATCCCTGACCCTAAGCCGATGGGCATGACGTCTATGGAGAAGGGCGAGACCCTGACCCACACGTTCCTGGCGCTTGCTGATATGGGCTACGATGCCATCGTATATCGTGGCTTCGGTGAGTACGAAGACCCACCGATCCCTGTGATCAACGCCGGCAGTAAGGGCGAGCATCCTACCCAGTCCCTGATCAATATCTACACCGCAGAAAAGCACTGTGGTAAGGGGCCGCTCAATATAGTTATGTCCGGCGACATCGGTTCACGCGCTGCCACAAGCGATGTAAATATGTTCTCCGGGCGCGGCCATAGGTGTTACTTCGTGAGGGGGTGGCAATTACCGAGCACTAGTGTTCTTATTGTTTATCGCAACCAAGACGGCACCCCCTGCACCGACCCCATTACATATATTCCGGGCGGCACCTACCTCATGGCACCCGGCCCCGTCATCGACGAGATTGACCACTCTCTCTTCAACCATGCACGTTGTCTAATACGACAACAGGTCCAGTATTCCGTGGACGTGCGAGCAGCGGTCTTGATCAATGCGTTACGATAGAAGCACCAAGAGGTTCGTTAAGCAAGTCATTACAGACGATATAATTCTCGTCAGTCTTAACGATGTAAGTTCTGTCGGTCTGGAGAATAATTACTTCGATGATCCTAAGCAGGATATAGAGTTCATCGACAGGACAATACATCTTACGGGGGCGATTGGCAGTGACTACTGTTAGTCTTGAAGACACCAACATAGTCGTGGCGACGCCGCTCAACGACGTTAACATGATGAAGGCGCGCAACATCCCACAGTGTCGTTGGAGCAATCCTCGTAAGGCGTGGGTGTGTCGGGCGTCGCTCACCAACATGGACTACGTCAAGATGGCTTGGCCTCGTGCTCAATGGACGAAGCCCGCGCTACAGTGTCACTTCGATGCCCTGAAAGAGAAACAGCAGCGCGACAAGATACGCGACGGTAAAGATACCATCGACGTGTCCCTGCTCGACAACGTCCCGTTCAAATACCCTCCGATGGAGCACCAGAAGAAAGCCCTCCTGCTGGGCAGGGACATGCCGTACTTCGCATACCTCATGGACCAGGGCACCGGCAAGACCAAGGTGGCTATCGATGATGCGGCACATAACTACCGCGAGGGCGTCATTGATGCGATGCTGGTGATCTGTCCCAACTCGGTCAAGACCAACTGGGTCATGTGGGAGTGTCACAAGGAACACCCCGACGATAAGGACGCTATCGAAGATCACATGGCATCGGACATCCCCGTCACTAAGGGTGTGTGGATTAGTCAGCCCAACGGAAAAGAAGCGTGGGAATGGAAACAGTTCGAACATCAGCTAAAAGAGACGTGGTTAAAGCGCACGCCGAAATCTTTGGTTGTGTTGACGGTGAACGTCGATGCCCTGAATGTGGGTCGCTGCTACGAATTCTTGCAACAGTTTGTTCAAGCTTTCCAAACGATGATAGTCGTAGACGAAAGTACACGCTTGAAGAACAGGACGAGCAAGCGGACGAAGGCCGCAATGAAGCTACGGTCACACTGTGTCTTAGCCCGAATTCTGAGCGGTACACCAGTTATCAAACGACCATTGGACAGCTTCGCTCAGTTCGGCTTCTTGCACGAGGACGTGCTTGGGTTCGGAAATTTCTATAGCTTCCGCAATCACTACTGTACGATGGGCGGCTTCAAGAACTATCAGATCATCCAGTACAAGAACCTCGACGAGCTATCGGAGAGCATCGCGTCGTGCTCCTACCGTGTGACCAAGGAAGAGTGTCTTGACCTTCCGCCAAAGGTCCACCTAAAACGTCGCGTCAACATCTCCCCTGCCCAGACTACTGCCTACGCAGAGATGGCAGCAGAGCTTATGGTTCACTGGAAGGACGACGTGATAGAGGCGCCTATCGTACTGACTCAACTGCTACGCTTCCAGGAGATTGTCGGTGGCTACCTCCCGATGATAGAGGACGGTGTGCGAGTGGGCACACACGAGATCATCCCACCCTCGAAGAACCCCAAGATGCTAGAGGTCTTGGATATCCTCGACGAAGCAGGGGACCAGCAGTTCATGGTCTGGTCACGGTTCAAGGCCGAGATCGATGCTTTAGCTGTCCTCTTGACGGCTAAAGACTACCGCGTAGCTAAGTTTTATGGAGACACGCCAGAGAGTGAGCGTGTCTCCATAAGAAAGTCCTTTGCGCGTGGTGATATCGATGGTATTGTAGGAAATGCTGCAGCCGGGGGTATCGGCATCGATGAGTTCAAGGCTGCGAGCATCGTCATCTACTACTCGAATAGCTACAACACCGAGGAACGCATTCAATCCGAGGACCGGACACACCGCATCGGTTCTGAGAGGCACGAGAAAATTACCTACTTCGACATCATTGCGCCGAACACGGTGGACGTAAAGATCATCGCGACCATGCGTGCCAACGTCGAGATCAGCGCGCAGATCATGAAAGATGGGTGGAGGACTTGGATCTAATGTCAAAGCACAAGGTTGAACGACCGCCGACGCAACCGCACCGACGCACGAGTATCGGACGCTCTGCGAACA